GAAAGTATTCATGGGAGAGAACGAGGGGCGTGTCTGGATTCATGCTCATCACGGTGTCAATAACATTGATGACATCTTTAGTAAGCTGCGGTACATGATAATAGGTCTGGACTGTAAGTGGATTGTAGTTGATCACCTCCACATGTTAGTACTCTCTACGCTAGAACAAGACGAGCGTAAAGCTATTGACGGCATCATGCATCGGCTAAGAACTTTAGTAGAAGAGACAGGCTGCGGTATGATCCTAGTGTCCCACCTCCGTAGAGTTGAAGGTAACCGTGGACATGAGAACGGTATCGAGACAGGGCTATCACACCTCAGAGGATCGCAGAGTATTGCTCAGCTATCTGACTGCGTTATATCTTTGGAGCGTAACCAACAATCAGAGGATGCTATTGAGGCATCGACCACTAAGGTCAGGGTGTTGAAGTCTAGATACACTGGTGATGTCGGTGTTGCATGTAGCTTGTTGTATGAGCAGGAGACAGGTAGACTTAAAGAACTACTAGACATTGAAGGCGATGAGTTCACTGGAGAAGAAGAGCTATGAGTAATTTAATATTTGACATCGAAGCAAATGGCCTTGAGCCAGACAAAGTATTTTGTATTGTAGCTTTAGATGTAGACACACAGGATGTGTTTACATTTGACAACACACAGTTAGATGAAGGCTATGCGATGCTTGCAGCAGCCAACAAGTTGATCGGTCACAATGTAATTGGATATGACATACCTGTTATCGAAAGGATTGCAGGTATTGATTTATCTGAAAAGAAAGTAGTAGATACCTTAGTGCTATCTCGTTTGTTCAAGCCTACCCGTGAAGGTAACCACGGACTAGAGGGCTGGGGCTATCGCTTAGGATTCACTAAAGGAACTTTCGGTGAGCAAGAAGATGCATGGGAAGCCTATACACCTGAGATGTTAGAGTATTGTAAGCGTGATGTGATGCTTAACTATAAAGTTTATAATGCTTTAAAGATTGAGAGCCGTGGTTTCACACCTCAGTCAGTGCAGATAGAACATGCAGTGGCTAAGATTGTAGACCAGCAACGCACTAATGGTTTTGTGTTAGACGTTGAGAAAGTAATGAGTCTTATGGCTATGTTTGAAACTAAACTTCACGACCTAGAAGAAGAAGTACAGACAGTATTTACTCCCACTGTTACGACACAAGTGTTAGCGCCACAGTATACAAAGGCAGGTGTTATAGCTAAGACAGCGAAAGACCAGCATGATAAAGGTGTAAGGCTTAGCGATGATGAGTATGCAGAGATGCTAAAGAAGCATGGCAGAGGTAAGCCACCTGTAACTAGAGATACTGTCACGCCCTTTAACTTAGGTTCTCGTAAGCAGATTGGCGATTACTTAATTGGTTTTGGCTGGAAGCCTAAGAAACATACACCAACAGGTCAGCCTATTGTAGATGAGGCAACACTCAGCAGGGTTAAGAACATTCCACAGGCTGCAATGATTGCTAGATACCTTATGTTCCAGAAGCGTTTAGCCCAGACTAAGAGTTGGATCAAGGAGCTAGACGAGGACACTGGTAGAGTACACGGCTACGTTAATCCTAATGGTGCAGTGACATCTAGAATGACTCACTCACATCCTAACATGGCTCAGATTCCTAGCAGCAAGTCACCATATGGCGAGGACTGTCGGTCTTGCTGGACTGTACCAGAAGACTATAGGCTTGTAGGTATTGATGCGTCAGGTCTGGAACTAAGAATGTTGGCACACTATTTAAATGACGAGGGCTATACAAATGAAATCCTTAACGGAGACATTCACACCGCTAATCAAAAACTTGCAGGACTTGAATCAAGAGATCAGGCAAAAACTTTCATCTATGCCCTCCTTTACGGAGCTGGAGATGCAAAACTCGGCTCAGTGGCTGGAAGAGGTAGAGCAGGTGGCAAAGAGCTTAGACAATCATTCTTTGATAATCTCCCATCATTTAAAGCTCTTACAGGACGAGTACAAAGAGAAGCTAAAAGCGGATTCGTTAAAGCCCTAGATGGTCGTAAGCTTACTGTCCGGTCAGACCATGCTGCATTAAATACTTTGTTGCAAGGAGCAGGAGCAATCGTGATGAAGCAGGCTTTGATTATTCTAGATCAGAAAATAAAGAAGCAAGGTTGGGACGCTAAGTTCGTAGCTAACGTACACGATGAGTGGCAGATTGAGTGTCACCTTGATGACGCAGTAGACGTTGGTAAGGCAGGTGTTCAAGCTATTAGGGAAGCAGGTTGTATGCTTAATTTAAACTGTCCTCTAGACGGAGAATATAAAGTCGGGGACAACTGGAGTGAAACACACTAAAGGTAACTGATATGAAAACATGTACTATATGTAAAGATGAATTAGTTGTACCTACAAACTGGTATCCTTCTTTTCCAGCTAAGTCTTATTTTAAATGTAAGCCTTGCACTGACAATCTAAGGATTGTTAATCATATTAAAGCTGGGACAGCAGGCTCCCGCATGATAGCTAAACACATTGGCGATAAAGCATTACATGCCTTTGATTATGTCTCTACTGGCTATGTATATATTATCTCTAACCCAGCGTGGAAGGACTGGAAGAAAGTAGGTATGGCTATTGATGCTTATGACAGGTGTAATGCTTTCCAAACCTCTTCACCTATGAGAGACTATAGGGTAGAATACTGCAAACACTTTGAAGATCGCAGAGAAGCAGAGAAAAACATACATATAATCTTAGATGACACGGGTATAGAGAGAGCAGGAGAGTGGTTTAAAGAACGTACCTCTGTACTTAAACAAGTTATACAAGCATATACAGGCGAGAACGATGACACTATCAACAGTAGTATCTGACATATATCAAGAACTAGAAATGCTTTCAGAAGGCAAGCCTCTTCCGTTGACTGAAGCAGACATAGATAAGACTATGGTAGGGATGAGAGCTGCGCTCATGGATTGGGCTACACCTCGCAAAAGAAATACGGACTTTACTGTTCGTATGTCTAATGTTGGCAAGCCTTCTCGTCAGTTATGGTACGAGAAGAGAGACCCTGAAGGTCGTGGAGGTATTGATGGTGCAACACAAATCAAGTTCCTGTACGGTCATCTGCTAGAAGAGATTGTATTGATGCTAGTTCGCATGGCTGGACATAAAGTTACTGACGAACAGAAAGAAGTTGTAGTTCAGGGCATCACCGGACACATGGACTGCAAGATAAACGGTGAGGTAGTAGATGTTAAGACCGCCTCTCGCTTTGCATTCAATAAGTTTCGTGACGGTAGACTAGCGCAGGACGATCCCTTTGGGTACTTAGGTCAGCTTGCTGGCTATGAGAAGGCAGAGGGTACAGACAAGGGCGGGTTCTTAGTTCTAAACAAAGAGAGCGGTGAGCTGTGTATGTATCTCCCTGATGACCTAGATAAACCTAACATAGATACTAGAATAAATGAGCTTTTACCTGCTCTTGAGCTGGACATCCCACCAGCTTTGTGTTACGATCCCATACCAGATGGCAAGAAAGGAAACATGAAGCTTGCAAAGGGCTGTAGCTGGTGTAAGTATAAGTATAAATGTCACAGCGATTCCAACGATGGAGCAGGTCTTAGGACATTCAAGTATTCAAATGGCTTAGCTTACCTTACAGAAGTTGTAGCTGAACCTAAAGTTGAGGAGTACCTATGAACGGCAAGAAAGCAAAAGCTATTAGGAAGCAATCTAAAGTTCTATTAGTTGATTGGATTCGGTCGCTGCTAGAGCCAGAGGAGGCAGTAAAGATAAACATAGATAACTACATGTCCTTCATGCCACAGCAAACACATATCTATGTTCACCGCAAGATGTCATTGAGCGCGTACCATCCTAAGTGGGTCTCTAAAAAGATTAAGCAGTTGCTTAACATTTTCCCCACCTTAACTATAGAAGATATTAATTTGGAGCTAGTGCAATGGAAAGCGAACAGGTCTCAGGGTTAAGTATTGAAGCTATGATTGTTGCTGTTGGTAGCTTTCTCTACAATAGCGACAACAGTATTTGTGATATTGAACGCCCCTTTTTAATAGACCTTCAATATTTAATTGAAGCAGAGCTTGAGAGAAGGGAGTCACAACTACATTGAAAAACTTTAAGAAAGGATACCGCAAAGCCCGTATCAAACGACCAGTAGAAAAAGATGTAGTCAAAGGCTATGATTCTAACTGGGAGTATGAGCTTCACTCAGGCATACTAGACAACTGGAGTTTCCATACAGACAAGGTAGAGTACACGATAGAGCATAAGTATGAGCCTGACTTTGTTAAAGAGGTAGAGGGCAAGAAGATTTTGCTGGAAGCTAAGGGAAGGTTCTGGGACTACGCTGAGTTCAGCAAGTACATCTGGATAAAGAAAACA